GCATTAGAATAATCTGTATGATTATGCAGAGAACCCGGATAATTCATCTTTATACCTCTCTTTTTATATTCTATACTTATATTATATCATATATTTTATTAAAAGTCAACTAGCGTACTAAAACTAACTTTTGGTTCGCACGAGTGAGACTTGTATATAGCCATCGAGCATGCTCTGTTCTATCAAAAGGGAATTGTTCTTCTATTACAAGCACCTTATCCCATTCTGAACCCTGCGCCTTCCACGTAGTAACTGCATATCCGAACGAAAACTGCCTTGGAACAATATCTCCAATCTTTTGTTTAATTCTACCCAGTGCATAAGATTCACGCCAGTCTAAAGAATATTCTCCTTGAGTAATTAATTTTTTGTCCATTTCTACATTAGAAAATAAATTGCCTTCTTCTGACAAAAAATCTCCTTGGATAATCTCTATATGATGATTTTTCATTTTAACATAAGGCGGTGCTGTTATAAAAGTTTCAAAAGGATTAATAAGTATTCCTGTCATACCATTAACTAAAACTGCTTCGCCATCATTTGAAATATCATCCCACTGATTACGCAAACAAATAATCTTCTCACCATTCTGCGGAAGTCCGCTATATCCAAGTAAAGCCCGCATTTGATTATTAATAGCAAATCTTGTAGCATTAGTTGCGCATATAACTTGGTCAGCCCATAAATAATGTCCTGTAACTAATTTAGATTTAGGAATAATCATAGCTTCAGAACCATTATAGTAAGAAATAGGTTCTTGGTTTCTAATCTTCATGGTTAATTGAATAATTTCACTTTCCGCAGCCTGCCGCATAATCTCGTCTAAAAATACATGAGGGTGGTCTAATAAATCTTGAGTTTCATCTTTATCAATAACACTTAGCTGGAATGGGTCGCCAAGAAAGATTACAAATACTCTATGGCTCAACAATAATTGCACCATAGATTTAGGTACCATACTAACTTCATCTACTACAACTATTGTATAATCTAATTGTGCTTTAGGCTTTCTATAAAATCCACCGCCCGGACGTGGGATACTATCATAAAGAAGTCTATGCAATGTCATCGCATTTTTATTACCTTTTTTACGCAGCACTTCTGCTGCTTTGCCCGTGAATGTTGCGTATGCGACTTTAGTTTCCTCTACGTCTAATGCCTCAATTATAAAGCGCACTAAAGTTGTCTTGCCTGCCCCTGCGTAGCCAGATATCGTGACGTATTTATCGTGGTTTTTATGTCGTTGAAGTGCAATTTTCAATCCTTGTTCTTGCTTAAAACTTAATTCCATAATTTATAACTTCCTTTTATTTCTTTACTTTTATTATAACATATTTTTTATAAAAATTCAAACAAAAGAAAATTGGTTTCAAAATATCCAAAACCTATTTTGAAACCAATATACGACCAACTGCATCCCAAGCAATTAAAAGAAATATTTGCACGAATCTATAATCTCATAATCTTCAACCATAATTTGTGGAATTACATTTCCATTCCAATGGTTGGCATTACAAGAACCTATAATATCTAGTTTTACCCATCCAGTAGTTGCAATTTTATCATATTCTTCTTGACTTGAACCAAATTTTATAATAGATACATTATTTGGCAATGTAATTTTTAAAGTAGGCGTCTTATCTGGAGACATTAAAGTGACCATATCTTTCGTAACGCGAAGGTCTTTTATTGCTACTAAACTTTCTTCCATATCCTTTCCCCAGAATCTACCCATTTCTGCAATATCTAATATATTCTGTGGATTCACATTTCCGCCTTCATAAATATAATCTACATAATATAAAGGTTCTTCGCTCATATCCTCAAGCAATTTATTTGTCGCAGAAATAAAATTATTAACATTATCCGCGGAAATACCTAACCCAAAGGCACCTTGGTGCCCGGTCTGGTAAAGAGTGTAGCCGGTTGCCGCGCATATATCTTTAAATTCTGTAATTCCAACTTTATCGCAGCCGCGTGCAGAACCTTGATAAGAAATATTTCCATCTTCATCTTCTACTTTTGTAAGAATACAACAAGGTCTTTGATACTTAGCCATGAATTTGTTCGCTATCAATCCCGCTATATTCCTATCGACCTGCCCCGGAGAGAGTAAAAACAATAATACTTTATTATCTAATAAATGTTGTTCTTCTATCATATTCTCAAGAAAAGCGAGTCCTTCATCTTGAGTACGGCTTTGTTTGTTCTTCACATTAGTACAAGTCCTTACTGCCTGTTCGACTAGTTGCTCGGTCTCACCTAATTTGTGTCCTCTCTTATTTGATAATATTTCTTCAAAAGCTCTAAAGTTAAGCATTGATTCAAATAACAATTCTTTTTCCTCTTGAGTACCACTTCTAACCATTGCATTAATAAAAGGGGCAATATAAAATGCGGCGCCCCATGAAGTAATATGTTCTCCTAATTTAAATTGATTCTTTTGCCACATTTTATATATGAATGGATTATGAATATTATCTGGCTCAAAACCTCTATTAATTAAGTGCTTAGTCTCAAAAGACTGGAGGGACATCATATCAGCAGTGTCTCCAAGCGCTACGAGGTCAAGATATTTATCTGCATGATTAGTACCTAAAAGAGAGTCAATATAACGACAAAATTGCCATGTCACTCCAGCACCAGATAATTGCTTATTTGGATAATCACTAAGCTGATTATTTATAACAATAGCATCCTTAGATACGTATTCAGCTTCATGGTGGTCTAAAATAATAATTTTTACACCTCGCTCTTTGAAGTGTTTATGATATTCATAATCATTGCTTCCCGCATCCGGAATCAAAAGAAGAGATAAAGGTTCTTGAGAAACAAAATCACTAAGTCCATGCTGCTTGCCTTGATGAATAAACCAAGTTAAATTATTTTGTACCCAAGAAGGAAATAAATCATAGAGATAATTGATAAGAATTGCAGAACTAGTGAAGCCATCACAGTCTGCGTCCACGATAACTTTGGCATTATGACAATTTTGTATGGTTTCAATAAGCGCGGTTGCCGCGGTTTGTAGCACTTCAGGTCCAAAGTCATAGTAAGAGTTAATATCCTCATCTGTTGTATTTACATAATGCGATACATCTTCATAAGCAATACCTCTATTAGTTAATACCTGTGTTAAAGCATCGTATTGCTCATTCATAGGCTTGATAAGTTGATATTTCATTTCATTACCTCCAATGGAATTTCTTTATTACATTGAGGGCAAGTAAGAAAATAGCAATTTTGATAAGATTCTATATCTTCTTTATCATAACTAAAGATACAACCGCAATTCTCACATTCTTTTGTTCTTCTTGTTCCTTGCTTTATAATTTTAATCATAGTACAATTCTCTCCTTAAACATCTTCATAAATATCTCTGGACCCGCATCTATTGGACTTTGTTTCCAGTCTAAATATTTTTCATCTTTATCATACATAAAACTTAATTGTACTAAATTTCCAAATTTTTTCTGTATTTTATAAAATTTTTGTACATATTTAGTTTTATCATCATTTTGTCCTTCTCTATCAAAAGCTATAATAATTTCTTTCGCATTACATTTCATCAAAAGCTGAACTTGATACTCTATAAGCGAACTTCCGCATACTGCAACAGAAATATCATTATCTTCACCAAAGTAACTCTCATATAGCATTGTCGCTTTTTCTGATTCAAATATTACTGCCTTTTGTAGCGCTTTAATATTTTCTTTACTATTGTTTAAATTGAATAATGAAAATCCAAGAGGATGATTATATAATATACCATTGATTCGCGCAGGTTTATATTTACCATAGTCTTCTTGTTCCTTAATCAACGTCCGCTCTCTTATACCTATTAAATTACCATCTATATCATAATGAGGAATAATAATCCCTTCATTTACAGGGTCGTAGGCAATATTATACTTCTTAATAACCTCTTTCTTAATTCCCTCTTGCTCCCATATAGAAATTCTTGGGCGCGGAAGATTTTTTAAAATTTTATCATCATAATGCTTTAACTCAACAATTTGCTTTCTTGGTTCATAACTATTATTTTTTTCATAGTTATTTAAGATATTCCAATCTTTTAATGCTTGTTGGTCTTGACCAAAATCAAAAGACTCAAATGAATAGCCAAAATAAAATGCAACATACATCACCGCTTGCGGAAGTGTCCATTCAACACCCTCTGACGCAGACTTTACTTTTTTAACCAGCTCATAGATATCCATGTAGCCGCAGTCACTGTAACAAAAAAAGCCATGTGTATTTTGATAATAGTATAATTTATAAGAACCTTGATGACTGCCATTATGGCAAATTGTACGAGAAATAAAACTATTACCATCTTGAATAGGATGAGGTTCTCCGCCCAAGTCTTCTACTAAATCTCTTACATTTTCTATTGTCAATACTTCATTCTTTAATTTATCTTTATCTATCATTAAAAAGCGCTTGCCTCCAAAGAAGGTTTAACTTTAATTTTGAGGTCATCTATTTGAACTAGCTCATATGAATAATCAGTCGCAAACATAGGAATGATTCGACATGTTCCTCTATCAGCTCTACACCACAATAAAATATTTTTATGTCTACCTCTACGATTTTTATAAATAGAAATTTTTACTGTCGGATTGGGGAAACCACCCTTTTGTATAACTTCTGAAAGTGCATTTATATCATCCTGTGAAGTCTCCAACATGATTTCACCGAAGTCAATTTTCTTTATTACCTTTACTTTCATAAAGGAATAGACTATATCTTCATCCTTATGGATGGGTGGCACTTCGGATATTACTCCTACTCCCCGCGACGGGATAGTCGTTGAGCCTTTCTCTATTCGAGACTTGGTTGCTGATTGCCCAATTCTTATAATTTTTAAACATTCACGCTTAACTCTATTTCATGCTTACGTTGTAGTTTATAAGACTCTAAGGGTTTTCCAGCAATTCACCACCTAATAATCACTTAATATTTCTATTAAGGACGACTGTTTCCAAAGTTTTAAATAATTCATATTTTCTATCTAAATGAGTATTACAATTATCATATAATTGTTTTAATATAATATAAGGTTTATTAGTTCCTCCGCATCTAATAGAATAATTATTTTTATCTTTGGGAGTACCTTTCTTTTGTTCTAACTTAGCTTCCATACCTAAAGTTTGATTTATCCAATTCAGCATCTCTTTAGTTCCAACAAAATTAATGCCAAATTCATTATTCGCTTTAAAAATACTGCCATCTCCGTCAAAATATCCTAAAATATAAGGTAAATAATATTGTTTATCAATGATAGGTGGCTTTAAAATCAAGCTTTTTCTAGGTGGTACTCCTTTATCAATAAAATCTTGAGCCATTTCTTTACTATTAAAAGTAATTTTACACATTGGGGTATTATTTGAGAAACCACAATTTTGAATATAATATAAAATTTTAACATTACTATTCATAAATTGCTTAAACTTTTCTAAATGTTCACTATCTTTTTGATGAATGCTTATAATAACTGAAGCATTTTTATCTCTGACATATACACATCCATCAGCAGCAATAAAACCTAACCAGTATGCTTTTTCAGGGCTGTCAATAAATTGAAATTTTCTATAATCAGCATAATATTTATGATGATTATTTGTATCTGTCCCTATATTATTTTCTTTTAAAACTCTTGAAATAACTTCTCTACTAACATTATATTTAATGCTAATATTTTGCATTGAAATATGATTGTTTACATACTCATTTATAATATCCTTTATCTGTTCGTTTGTAAAAACTACTTTCTTCATTTTAATTCTCCTTATATAAATTCGATTTTAGATGAATCCTACATCTATATAAGAAAAATTATTAAAATGAATTATTTTACTTTGTCCAATCCGCTATAGACTTGGCTCCTCGCAGGAGATTCTGGTCATAAATTTCAGCTGCCCTATAATCCGAATTCAGCTGGGTCGCCGACATTATAAAGACACCATATTCGTTACATATATCCTTTAATCTAATTGAAAGCATAAATAAAATGCTATCTTCACGAAGATTTTTTACTCCAGCTTTAGAAGATATCTCACTTAAAATTTTCATACTAGAATGAATATAATCTAAGAATATATAGTGCGTGTCATGTTCTCTTATTTCATACTTAATTGTATTTTCTACATCCTGCAATGAAAAATCTGGTAATTCTTTAACATAGATAGGACATTTAGCAAGTAATTCTGCGGCATATAAAACTCTTTCCCATTCACCTACATAATATTCACCATTAATAATATGTTCTTCATCTACATTAGCAATAAAAGCTAACATCATAGTTTGTATTTCTTCTAATTCTTGTTCTGTTGTAATAAAAGCCACAGGTTCTCTATTTCCATTATCTTCCCACTGTTCAGTTTCTTTATTATAAATTTTATCGCATCCAATAGTACAAACATCTGCAATCATAGAGCGCGTCTTACCCACGCCCGTAGCCGCTGACCTCAGGTAAAACTTCTTTAACCGAGCCCCGCGCGTAATTGTATTAATAATAGGTCCAAAAAGCGGATATCCTATCTCTGGAGTTTCTTTAAGTCTCTCCAATAATTTTAAGGCTCCGTCTCCTGCGACTACAGACCCACCATCCGCGTTGTCTACATATTTTAATTTAATATCTTCAACTTTTTTATCAATAAGATTAGCTATTTCTTCTATTGGCGTATTGTCTAGCCAATCTTCTTGCGCTTGTTTCTTTTTTATATCAAATATATTATCAATATCATATAACCATGATAAATCCATTCCAATATTTTGATACATTCTTAATAAAGTCATTTTTTTCATTCGATTATAATAATAATCAAACGCTGCAATTTGTGTATTATTTTTAATCTTTTCAAGGTATTCTTGACCTTTATTAGCTTTATATACAGCAAATTTTTTAGGTCGTTGTTCAAGATAATCTTCAATAGCATTAACTGTTATTTCTTTTGCTCCAAGAGCATGAAGATTATAAATAGAACCAAATAATACTTGATGAAATTCTTCTGTAAAATCTTCTTCATTAAAATGATATTTGTCCTCTATATCTAATAAAGAAGGTTGATTATAAATCGCGCCTATCACTTGCACGATAGCCGCAACATCTACATATTTACTCATGCTCTTCCTCACTATCAAATAAAAGTTTTATTTTTTTAGGGTGAATCTTAGGCGGAAATATTTCAATTTCTTTTACTTTTGGCTTATATAAATCAATATCTTTTTCTTTATTTGCTTGTTGCGCAAGCCACAGACTGTAGTAATATTGAAGTGCCTGATTATACACATATGGAACGATTCCAATACCTCCATTAGCCTGCTCTGTAGAATTTCCTTTAATTTCAAACCAATAAATAAGAGTTTTTAACATTCCGCTATAAGTATAGTTATATTTTTCTTGATATTCTTTTAATTGTTTTCGGATGCGCGCATTTATATAAGGTTCATCAAATAATTGCATTATATATTTTTCTAATGCTTCTAAATCTCTTTCTTCTTTTGTTTTATTTTGTTCATGTTCTTCTGCACATTTTTTATGAGCATAACGTTTCGCAGAAACTTGTATAAAAGGTTCTGAATCTCGGTCAAACATTTGTTCACAATATTTACATTTTACTAAATGCTTCATGGATGAATCATCCTTTTTCTTTAATATTCTTCAATATTATTATAACATAATTTTTATTAGAAATCAAATAAAGGCGCAATCTTTCGACCGCGCCTTATATTATATATTATAAAGTTTTTAATTCCTCATTAATTAAGTAGATGAACTCCGCTTGTTCAGGTGTTGCATCAGATGCTTTCTTACCTTTACCTAAGTACTTATCTACAATCGCTGTAATAGCAGGTGCTTTTGATTCATCTTGAAGAATATTTTCAACTAAAGTTTGAAATTCTTTCATTAAAGCATTAAAATCATAGGTAGGAGCTTCTACAATAGATAATTTTTCATCTGTTACGAATTTCCCATCATGTTCTACTGCTTCTTTTTCAATCGCATCATGAATTGCATTAACTAAATTTGTATAGGACATTGGAATTTCGTCCGGAAGATACTTAAAACGACTACCACATTCAATAGAGCCATCTGAACATCTTAATGTTAATACAGAATTTTGTCCAATATACTTTTGATGTGCATAACCAAAAATATCAGCCATACCTGCAATTACAGTTTTTGTACTGTTAGATAAAGCAGGGCGAATTAATGAATGAGTAGTTCCATCTGCTAATTGTTCTAATGTTTCTTTATCATGTCCTAAGAAAATTACACTATAACCTAATTGAGTTAATCCGCGGAAGACGTCGTTAAATTCATCTTTAAATTTAGTCCAGCCTTTCCCGTAACCCAGACCTCCGAGGTCTTCAATGCCATTTTGTGAGCAAATGTACTTCTTGCACATGTCTGAAGCTAAGTCTACAGTGTCTACTATAACACATTTATACGCTTCTTTAACCTCGGGTTTCTTTAATTCTCTAAATACTTGTTTCATTTCACCCCAAGATGTAATATCCTGTGGCATAACTCCGGGTAAAGCATTATATCCAGCTTCAAATGCTAAAAGAAGAGCTCCATCCATCTGTGTAGCTAAGGTTGTTTTACCAGTTTTCATTATGTTCTTATCTGTAAGCTTTTTATCTTACACTCTGGAATTTTCATTCATTTTCATTAGTTGGTCTTTTCCAACTCAGTTTAGCATATCTTTTATCTCTTACACTAAGAGATTGCAGTCTCGTGGGAATTTATTTCATTTAAAATATCTTGATAATGTTGCTTTTTTCTATTTAAAAATAAACTATTGGGTGTGTATAAAATATCATAAATTTTTTTTGTTGCATTAGTAGAATATTGAATAACATATAATGTATGATTATTATTACGATTTTGAGCTTGGATATTTACTTTTGGGATTCCATAATCTTCATAAAAATAATCTACTATAAAATGTAATATTTCGGGAGTAGCACTACATACTTGCCAACGTAAACTTTTTTGCTCTTTATTATGAATTAAATTAACACTACCATCTCCATCAAAATATCCTCTAATATAATCAATCCAATATTTTCTTTCTAATTTATATGGTGGTTGTATTTTAAATGTTTTATCAGGTACGATAGAATATTTTGCTAGTTCATCTTTATGCTCTTTGCAAGTCCATTGAAGTGTAACCGATTCAAAACCTTCCGCAGTTACATATTCTGAAATTTTATTTTCAATTTTCAATTCTGCTTTAATTTTTTCAAGGATTTCTTGGTCAACTTTACTTAGTCCTATTTTAATTTCATTGCGGTCTTTTCTAACACATCCATCGCTAGCTAAAAATCCTAATAACCAAGCCATATTAGGAGATTGAGTATTAAAATAATTTTTATCTTTATATTTTGCTCGATTAATATTAGATACTGTGGCGGCTTCTGAAAAATTTCTAATTTTATATCCTCTACTAATTAAAAATGCTTTCATTACTTTAGGAGAAGTATGCGCCATTTCACAAACATATTTTTGTCCTCTCTGCTGATTTACATATAATTCAATAATTAAATCTTCTTGTTCCTTTGTGTAGCCTCTTTGACCCTTCACTCTGAACAGTCCTCCTTTATTTTAAATGTTTATTATTCCTATGCGTTGCGCGTGTTATTACTTTTAAATAATAACTTCCGCTCTGATTCCCATTTTACAGGGTTCCAGTTTTTTACTGCAATTTTTAGGCTATTGCCAAGGTTGCCCAAAACTATATTCTAGGCGCCCCATAGATATAAGTAATATAACCACTTAAATCTCTACTAACCTTATGAGGTTGAATATTCAATAAATTAATTGCCATAATATTTACTCCTTATTTATATAAAATATCTTATTACTAATCTTTTATCATATCAATGGTGCATTAATTAAAATGCACCATTGTCAACTTATTATCTATTAAAAATCAAATCCACCCTTAGCCGCTACTGGAGCACTAGAGGTTGTAGACTTAGAAGCACCTTGAGATTTCTGATAATCTTCAGCTCTCTTCTTAACGTCCGCAAGATGAACTTCTCTATCCTGCATAGCTTTCTTTACTTCTTCTTCTGTCAATACTGCTTCATCACCAAAATCATAAGGAACCTTAGCTGTACCTGTGATAGCCCATTCCTTGGTTTTTCTTTCATATGTCTTGACTGCCGCTTCACCAAATGCAGATTCTTCTGTTCTCTCAATAGTTGTTGTTGTAGAATTAATTTTACCCCAAACTTTAGTGAATACAGGATTCTTAGAAGTTGCACCTAAATCTTCAAAATAAGCCATTCCCGCAGGATTCTTAATTACAAAATCAACTGGAAGCAACTCATTTCTAAAATTAAATACTGCACCACGAACTACTGCATACTCCTCAGTATTCTTCTCAGGGTCAGCTTCAACTCTTGATACATTGTTAATTAACATATCAACACTAAATGTATTTCTCTCATTCTCTGGAGCAAGTTCGGTTACGATTGTAACAAAACCGCCTTCATTAACCTTAGAAGAAACCATCTGACCGTCGCGACCAGTAAAGTCATTTAATGCAAGAGACGGAGATAACTTAACCTTTGTTGCTGCATCC